GACGGTCACGTCCGGGCCGTTGCCCACCTTTTCCACCGGACCGATGGGGCCGCGCACGGTGACCGCGTAAACGTCATCCTTGACGTGAGCGCCTTCGTCCAGGGTCAGGACCGCGCCGGACGCACCCAGCGTGATCTGGCCGTTGGCCGGGGTGGCGGTATCGTTCTCCCACGTCGCTCCCCCGTCCAGGGAAAGCTTGTAGGTTGCGGTTCCGAGCTGGCCCGCGACCACGATCTGCACCTTGGCGTCCGCATTGGCCGCCCCCACGCCGCTGGCGGAGGCGTCCGGGCCGGTGCCGGAGTGCTGAACGTTGCCGATATAGCCGCCGGGCAAGCCTTCGACCGGCACCGCGACGACCACGGGTTCCTGCCCGCCGGTGGCGAAGATATCGCGCAGCCGGTCCACCAGGGGGCCGACGCCGAGAAGGCCGGTCAGGTCGCTCCGCTTGCCGAGCAAGTATCCCTTGCCGACCGTGCCAGCCGAGCAGACGCCCGCAACAAGGCACGAGCCGGAGACATCGCCGGGGGCGAGGCCGCTGGTGCCGTCCACCAAATATTCGATTACATCATTCATCTTGTCCCCCTAGATGGTGCCGCCGCCCTGAGGGCGGTTGCGCAGGCGAGTCAACGCGGCGTCGAGCTCGGCCTGGGTGACGTGCTTGCCTTCGGCCCAGTTGGCCGCCTGCCGGAGCGCGGCAAGTTCCCATGCGGGGAGCTTGGCAGCCTCGGCCAGCGTTTCAACGGGCACCAGCGGGGCCTCAGTTTTCTTCTTCATTTCCTGCCTCCCGATAGCTGGGGTTGATGTCCACGCTCTTGATGAGCGAGATCTCTTTTTCGGTGACGGTCATTCCGGTGAATGCGACATGGAAGCTTTTTGACCGTTTCTTGAAGACTTCCACCTGTTTGGTCGTGAATCCGCCGTACTCGGCCTTTTCAACGGCCACGGTGACCGTGTTGCCGTCCTCATCGGTCATGCGCTTGGGCAGCGCGGCGATGAACCGGCGGGAAAAATCTTTGAGCCACGTTTCGTCGTCGGCACGGACCACGGCGCGGACCGGCAGGCGGACGGATTGCTTCTCACGGGTCAGCGTCCTGTGTGTGGCTTCCTTGCCCTCGGTCCTCGCCTTGCGGATCGGGCGGCCCGTGTAAGTGTATTGTTCGGCCAGGTAGGATATCTCTACGCGCCTGGGCGGAAGCGTGATCCCGTCCTTGTCCGGCTCGACCATGACGGCGGATTCCGGCAGACCGGCGGCCACGGCTGCCGCCGTGATGGCCTCGGTTGCGAACTGTCTCACTTGGAACCTCCGAGGATGCCGATCAGGTGATCCGCCAGGATGGCGCGGGCTTCTTTGATGTCCTCTTCGGACATACCGAGAAAAGGGCGGGCCGGAAGTTCCACGGCATGCCCGCGACCGGTTTTACCGCCAAGCTGATGGATACGGGCGAATGGGCCGTTGCTGCCCCACACAACATGGTCTGGGCTGACCTCGTAGCCAATGGGCCGAAGTTGCGTTTCGCTCCTGTTCACAAGCGTCTTGCCGCCTTCCCTTTCCGCTCGTTGCGAGGGCTTCCACTGAGTGCCGTCAGGGGCAGTGGAAGTACGGAAGCGTTCTTCTGTGGAAGAAGCCAAGGCTTCGCCGATCACCTCTAAAGCCGCCTTGCTCTGCCCGGCCTTGGCGACGGCGGTGCCGAGCATCCGGTCCATACCGCCCCAGTCGAGCTTGAAACTGGTGCCACCCATCACCATCTCCCCATGTCGATGGACGGCGCTCGGGTGATCACGATCAGTTCGTCGTCAACGCGGGCCTCTTCGCCCAGCTCGACGAGACCGACATTCAGCTTGCCGTCCCTGATGGCTTCCAGGTCCCTGACGGCCTGCTTGTACTGGGTCTGAAGCGGTATCCAATCGTTGTTGGAACCGCCTTCGGTGGTCATGAGCGAGGTGATGCCGCCCACCACCCTGTAGGAGACGATGACGGCGGCGATGCGCTTGAGGGTGTGCGGCGTGGAAACGAGCGGCAACTCGAACCGGGCGCGGAGGGCGTCGTCGATCTCGCCGGAGACGTTGGCGATGGTCTTATCGACGATCCCGGCGGTCTGGTTCTCGGCGGCGGTGAGATACGCCTCAAGGACGTAGTCGGTCAGATCGATTCTTTCGCAATACACAGATGCCTCTCTTTCGCGTTTTGGACTAGTTTTAGACTAGTCCAAGGTATGTCCGTCGCATGACGCGCCCTGCCGGTAGGGAAAACGCGGCAGGGCGCGAATATGGCCTTAAATGACCTTTGCCCAGCAGATGGACTTGGGCGAACGGGCCGGGAGCGGCTTGGACTGGCCGATGACGCGGTAGCCGTTGCCCTCGACGAGCGGCACCGGCTTGGGGAAGAACGGATACGGCTGAAGCTTGGCGTCCACGTCGTCCAGGGCGCAGTAGATGACCTTGGCCGGGGCGTCCTTGGCGTAGCCCACGATCTCGTCCACAGGCACCTTGGGAACCATGACGCCGGTCGCGGGGTTGCGGTACTTCTCGGACATCTTGCGGACCTTGTAGCCGCCCACGTCGATGACTCCGGCCTCGATCCCCACCTTCAGCTTGGCCGTGGACTTGTAGTCCTCGACCACGGAGTATATCGCCTGATAGGCGGCCTTGCCCGCGAGGAATTCGATGTCGCCGCCGTAGCCGCCGTCCTGGATCGCCGTCTCCATGTCGGAGAGGGCCTCGTGGATGTCGGCGACCTTGATGTCGGCGGCGGTGAAGAGCTTCGCCGGGTTGACGCGGTGAGGAGCGCCGAACTCGACCTCGTAAGTGTCCCAGCCGCCGTCCACCTTGACGGGCCAGGAAATGGTGCCGGTCAGGGCCGTGGCGGCGATGCCCTCGGTGGTGAACCGGCAGGTGTCGCGCAGGTAGGCGATGGTATCGCGGGTCCAGACGTCCAGGCTCGCCTTGTCGGCCAGGATCATGCGCAGGTTGTTGAGGTCCTGGCCGGTGATGTCCTTGGACGGCTTGACGGGCAGCGGTTCGATCATGTTGATGCTGATTTCGCCGGAGCCGACAGGGGTGGACAGACCGCCGCGCCTGATGACGGGAGCGGTGCCGACGATGTCCAGGATGTCGCTGATGCCGACCAGGGCGAACGGCTTCTGGGCGCGTCCGGGGAAACAACTGTCCATGATGGTGGTCTTGATCTTGGGCAGCCCCTTGAGGTGCAGGGCCACCGCCTCAGGGGAGAAAAGCCCTTTGAGCTTGGTAAACATTCAATGCTCCTAGACGGCGTAGATGCCGATGGTTGCGAGTTTCTTGATGTCCGCCGCCGTGGCCGGGTCGCCTGCCTCACCGATCTTGAGGGTGGAGCCGCGCACGGTTCCGTGCTCCAGGGTGAAGGCTGCGGTTTCGGTGGCGGTGTCCACCGGCTCGTCGACAACGGCCACAGGGGCGTCGGTGTCGGCGTCTCCGAGATAGGGAACCAGATCGCCGTTCTCGTCTTCCTTGACGATCAGGCCGATGGGGTACTCGCCGTTGTCCGCCTTGACCGACCGGGAGCCGGTAACGGCGGGATGGTGATCGGTGTGGGCGCGGTCGCCTCCGGCACTGATGGTGCCGATGTTGCCTTTGATTGCCATGCTCGCCTCCTAGACGTACTGGGTCATGTCTTCGGTCACAGCGCTTCCGCCATCCTTGCCGGGAGCGCTGAACTCGGTCATCAACGCATTGCTGCGGCCTTCGGCCATGAAGCTCAGGAAGTGGTCCACAACGGGCTTCTTGCCTTCGTCGGCGCTGAAGCTCATCTCCTCGCCGCCGTCCAGGGCCGCGCAGAACGCCAGAACCTTTTCCTTGTCGGCGGGCAGGAGCTTGCCGTCTTCGATCAGCTTGTCGACCTTGGCCGAATGGTCGGCTGCCCGCTGCTCGGCCTCGCGCTTGGCGGCGGCCTCTTCCTTGGTCTTGAGGTCGGACTCGGCCTTTTCGCGGGCCGCCTTTTCTTCGGCCAGCTTCTTCTCGGCCTCGGCCTGCTTCCGCTCGGACTCGGCGAGCTTGGCCTCCAGTTCCTTGGTCATGTCGGTGTCCTCCGGTGCCGGGTCGCCCGGCTCGTTGAAATTGAAGATGACGGTCATGTCCTCGCCGTCCTGAAATTCGACTTCACCCAACCCCTTGACGCCGGGCGGGACCGCTCCGAGCAGTCCGAGATGGCGGATGTTGAGTTCGGGCGTCAGGCTGAGGCTGACGTACTTGTAGGCCTTATTTTTCACGCCTTCGCGGGCTTTGTCCGTAAGGCGTGCAAACTGTGCTTGCAAAAATTCGCCGAACCGGCGCACCGCCACTATCCACCCCTCAGCCGGGTCATTGGACTTGGGATGGCCGAATACCAGGGGCGGGTCCTCGGTGCGCTGCTCATAGTTGCTGACGATCTTGTCCAGGTCCGCTTCGGTCCAGGTCCGAGTGCGGCCCGCGCTGTCCGTATGGGTGCCTGTCTTGAAAATGTTGATCCATTTGGTCATTTGACTTTCCTCGTTTTGGGGATTAGGTTTTTTTCATCGTGAATACTGTCGGCGTCCGTATCAGTCCCGCCGGGGTCAGGGATCACAACTGTACGGAGCTGGCTCAAGGACCGGCCTACTTGAGCGATTCACGATAGATCAGTATTCCCGCCCGTTCCTTTTCCGCCTGCTCATAGATCGCCTTCTGGCTTCGGTTCGCCCTTGGCGCGAATGCCGTTGCCCCTGTCCAGTTCCGTCCGAACAATGAAAACGAGCTGAAGCCGCACACCTCCTTCGTCGAGGGCATGCGGAACAGCCGGATCATGCGCAGGGTGAAGTACATCCTGCCGGTAGCCGCGTGGTCCATGGGCCGCCACCAGACCTCGTAGGGGTCGAGGATGGCGCGGGCGAGCAGCCGCATGTAGGGCCGCTTGTCCGTCCACGTCTTTTTCCATTCTCCGGTCGCCTTCTCGGTGAAAAGCCACTTGCTGACCGTCATGGGGAAGCCGTGCACGTTGACCACCCTGCTGCCGTTGAGGTCGCCGATGCCGAACTCCTGGAGGAAGGCCCGAACATATTCTTCGGTGGCGAGGCCCGTCTTGGGCAGCAGGTCGCTGTCCTTCACGACATGGACGTGTTTGGGGTCGATGGCCGAAATGGGGAGCTTGCAGGGATCGTCCGCGAAGTCGCCGCGGCGGCACAAGGTCGGGAAGTCCCTGTCCTTCATGCCGCTCATTTCGGAGGGAGCAAGACCGGCCAGCCAGTCTTCCCCGACGTTGGTCGCCCACCCCTTGTCCGGGATCGGCGTCACAAAGGATTCCATGCCCGTCTTCGGGTCCACCACGCGGATCATGTCGGGGATCTCGGTCTGCACCGTCAGGCCGCGAGCCTTGACCTGGCGTTCCGAGAGCGTGATCACCACGCACCGGCAGGCAAAGCCGTTGGGCGGGTACCACGTCTGCCAGAACGGGTGGTCATGCGGGTAGACCAGCCCGTCCACGGCAAGGTGCGTCTGCCGCGTGCGCCGGTCGCGGACGGCCACGAGCTGCCAGTAGGGCCGGGACTTGGCAACGCGCTTCATCTGTTGGTGGCGGCCCGCCATGTAGGCGCTCTGTATGTTCGAGCGGAAAATGTTCTCGACGCGCCACGCCTTCTTTCCGGTCCACCCTTGCTGTTCGATGATGGAACCTATGCGGCCCTTGAAGTCCCGCAGGGTCTCGCCGTCGTCCAGGGCCTTGGTTATGGCCGCATGGGCGCTGCCGACCTGATCCATTTTAGCGAGGCCGGACACGGCAAAGGCGCGGGTACGGGCAGCAGCATCCATGGCCTCGAACTCCTTTGCGGAGACGGGGGCCTTGCCCTTCCAAAACTGGATGGCCTCGGCGGGGGCCAGCGGCTCAACGGTGACAGGCATCGGCTTCCTCCTGGCATTCCAGACACAGGCTCACGCCGGGGACCGCCTGACGACGGGCTTCCGGGATCGGATCACCGCACTCTTCGCAGTAGTACAGCGAGTTGCGTCCTGTGGTTGCGCTGTGCAGGCTTTCCAGCGCTATCCTGCGGTGCAGCGCCTCCATGTCCTGGGCCATGTCGCATTCATCAGCCATCGGCTTCCTCCTGGGCGGCCATAGCCCCGAAGGCCTGGGCATTGAGCATGATCCTGCCGACCAGATCGGCCAGCTCGCTCTCCTCCGCGTCCTGACCGAGCAGCTCGGCCAGCATGACCTGCATGTCTTCGAACGATTCCGCGCTTTGCACAATTTTCTCAATTTGGCTGGCAATCTCCGCATTGGCCTTGACCGCCTGGGGCATGATGTCGGCCACGGCCCTGTCCACCACGTCCTGGGCGTCCTGGGCATTGGCGAATTCGATGCAGGCTGAATGGTCCGCCGGAAGCGTTTCGGAATCGCCCTCAAGGTCGAATTCATCCTCGGCCAGATCGTACCGGCGGGAAAAATGGCTTTTCTTGAAGCGCACCCCGATGCCGTGAAGCTTCGTGTCCAGGCTCGCCTGGGCGTCGTAGTCCTCCGGCTCGTTGTAGCCGAACACCGGAGCGATCACCCCGGCGGGAGCGTTGATGTTGCGGTAGACGAGCGCGATCTCGTTCATGGCGCTTGTCACAAGGAACTGATCGGCCTCGGCCATATCGTTGCCCACGCTATAGTGGGTCTCGCTGGCCGCGCGGCTGCCGGAGCCGTCCATTTCTGCGGTCAGGGTCTGGCCCATGAGCACCTTGGATATGGCTTTGTCCCACCGCCGGAGGTAGCCCTCGTGCAGGTCCCCGGCCTTGCCCGAAGCGCTGGCGAGGTCTACCTCGGCACCGCCCGGCAGCACGGCCACCGCATCCTGGACCATGGCCGCAAGGTCGCTGGCCATGCTCATCCGGTCCTCCCTGGTCGCATTGCGCGGGGCCTTGGCCAGCACCCATGGCATGCCGAACTTCTCGCAGAACCGGGTCAGGAATTCGATGCCGCCGCGCTTGAAGGCCACGGGCCACAGGCAACGGGAAAGGAGTCGGAGGCCGTAGGGATTCTCGAAGGTCGGGAAGTGGCGCACAAGGACGAACTTGCCGGTCGGCAGGGGGATGTCGTCGGCAAGCGTGTTGCCGCAGAACACCGGCTTGTTCCGATCGTCGAAGGCGAACCATGTGCGCGGCTTGGCGACGATGTCGGCCAGCCTGAGCTTGCCGCCGCGCGGCTCCCATATGAGTTCCAATACGGTCAGACCGAAAAACGGCGCATCCAGCATGGAGCTGAAGACGTCGCGCAGGGGGATGGCCTCCAGGTCCGCCACCAGATCGTCGCAGAGCTGGGCGGCCTGGGCGGAGACATCCTTGCCTTTGGCCTGACCCGGCGAAAAGTCGTAATCCTGCTTGTTCAGAACGCGCAGCTTGCGGTTCTGCATTGCCATGCACACCTGATCGTCGGCGGTCAGGTCTTCCAGAACCGAAGCGTATTCACCGCGCTGCCGCAAGACGGGATCAGGGTCGGGGAGAATGCCGAGGAAGCTGCCGAAGTCCGCACCGGCGGCAACGCGCGTGGCGAACTCCGTTGTCAGGTCTGCGGCAGGGGCCTCGAAATTGATGGGATCGCCTTTGTGGTCGTATATCGTGGGCATCAGAAACCTCTCATGATTCGGGACGCTCTGCTGGAACCACCCGTGCAAAAGTCCCATTCGGTGTATGCGGAGTCGAATTTGCGGGCAGCGAAGTAGGACAAGGCAAAGGCGATGGCGGAGTCGCCGTGGCGCTTGCCGGAATCCTTGCGGTCCACGGTCCGGGCGTCACGGGGGACCTTGGGAACGCCCTTGACGACCTTGACCGCCCGCAGATCGTCGAGGACGTTCTCGTCTTTGGGGATGATGGCCGTGCGATCCTCCAGGGCCGCCTTGGCCGGAGGCCAGTTCTCAAGATTCCAGTTCTCGGAAAAATGAACCTGTTCGATGATCTCCGGTCCGAATTCCTGGCGGGCACGTTCGGCCAGGAATGCGCCGTTGCCGCCCTTGTCCAAGGCTGCGCCGGAGAACATGGGCAGGCCGTGGCATACGTAGAAAAGTGCTTGCTCTTGTTGGGTGAACGGACAGTCGCGCAATTCGAGCAGAAACGGAGTTCGGTAGGTCAATCCAGGCGCGTCCATGAGCGGCCAGATGTCGGTCAGGTCGACGTCTCGGCCAAAGTCCTCGCCCACCCAGCTCTGGCGCTGGGGCAAGGCGGCGAGCAGCGGGCCGAGGTTGCCCTTGAGCCAGTCCCTCATTTCCCGGTGCCGTTGGTCATCGCTCCAATCCACGAAGTCTCCGGCGGGAGGCTCCCAGTGTAGGACGGGAATGGTCGGGTCCATGCACCCCTCAATGACGGTGCGCACGAGGTAGGAGCCGCCGGTACGGGAGGGAATGCAGAAGAGTTCCTCGTCCGCCCCATCTCCATAAAATTTGATGATGTCTTCGCGCCAAGCGGCCTCGGCCTCGACGCTCCATACTTTGCCGGTGCGTTCGCAGATGCGCTTGTAAAGCCCCTCGGAAATGGCGCGGTCAAAATCACACCGCAGGACGGTGTAGGGCTTGCGACCGGCCCGGCAATCCTGCACGAGCTGGTTGAACGCATTGTCTTCACCGTCGTGGGTGGAGATGATGAGCACCTTGCCGCCCCAGATGGTCAGGGCCAGTGCGGCCTTGAGCAGCTCGTCCAGATCGTCGTGGAACGCGGCCTCGTCCAGGATGACAAGACCCTGCATGCCCCGGAGGGAGCGGGGACGGGACGGGAGCGCCGTCACGCGGCCATGACGGAAGTCGACGCGGAATGCCTTGATCTGGTTGTCGGGGTCGCCAGCATCCTGCCAAAGAGTTTCGCCGATTGCGGATGCGCCGAGTTCCAACGTTTTACCGGCCTCACCCACGTACTCAATGAACTCGCGGGCCATATCCAGGTTGTAGCCCATGTAATAGACGTTCATGCCGCCTTCGGACTTTGCCTTGGCCGCATACTCGGCTGCCACCCAGCTCGCTCCCCACGAATAGCCGGTGCGGCGGGATTTCTCGACAACGACGACCGGCGATAGCTTCAGGGCTTGGCGCAACTCGTGCTGATACTGGAGCAGACGGATACCCACGGGCTACCTCAATGCATCCAGCATGGCTTCGATATTCGTGCCGCGCACGCCTCGGCCATCGTCTTTTTCCTTGGTCTCAACGGCCTTCATTTCGGCCACCAGCTCCATCGCTTTGCGCACGTCCTGCACGGCCTTGAAGTCCAGGTCTTGCGGGCTTTGCAGCATGCTGTTGAGCTTGAGTTCCACGGCCTCTTCAAGGGCGGCCACGGCGTCTTCCTTCGTGCGGATCGGGCGCAGCTCGTTTCTGGTGGC